AACTGTACCATAAACACATGGCTGACCGTATTGTCGCGGAGAAGAACCAAGGTGGTGATATGGTACGTCACACTTTACACACCGAAGACGAAACCGTCCCAGTTAAACTCGTACACGCAAGTAGGGGTAAGATGGCACGGGCTGAACCTGTCTCTGCTTTGTACGAACAAGGTAAGGTTAAACACGTTAAGGGACTAAACGACTTAGAGGATCAGATGGTACAGTGGGAACCTTTAGGGTCCACAGGCTCCCCAGACCGTCTTGATGCTATGGTATGGGCTATAACGGACCTCTCACTGAATGGATATGCAAAACCACAGCTAGTGCTGGCATACTCTAACGCACAAGGCTTAAGATAAAATGGCAAAGAAACTCTCTCCAACGGAAGCTACGAGCATCTTAGGTGTCTCTGGTGATAACACACACAACGGTCAAATCCGTTCGGACGAGTTTCTCTCTGAGCTTCGTGGCAAGAAAGCTATCCGTAAGTATCGTGAGATGCGTGACAACGATAGCACTATTGGTGCTGTTATGTATGCTACTGAACAGGTACTACGTGACGTAGACCTCAAGGTCTTTCCTGCTAATGATTCCCCTGCCGCCAAGGAAGAGGCTGATTATGTACAGAGTGTTCTGCAAGATATGGATCACTCTCTTGACGATCATGTGGCTGAGGCTCTATCCTGCCTGTCATATGGTTTTGCTTGGTTTGAAGTTGTATATAAGCGCCGTGTTGGCCCTGCACAAATTAGCGATAAGAAGCGTAGTAAGTATTCTGATGGTCGTATTGGTGTCCGTAAGATTGCCTCTCGTGCTCCTTGGACCCTCAACAAGTTCGATGTAGACCAAAAGACTGGTGATGTGAACGGTATTGAGCAAGCTGTAGGGTTTATTGGTGGTCGTAACTACATCCCTACAAATAAGTCCCTCTACTATCGGACTACGAGCCTGAATGGGGACCCTTCTGGTCGTTCCATCCTCCGTAACGCATACACCTCTTATGAATACCTGAACAACCTTCAGGCTATTGAGGCTATCGCTGTTGAACGTGAGTTGGCTGGTATTCCTGTTGCTCGTATCCCTGCTGAATACCTATCTGCTGATGCTACCCCTGCTCAAGTGCAGTTTTTGTCGGGTCTTAAGCAGGTTCTTCGGGATGTGAAATTCAACGAACAGGGTTATATTATCACCCCTTCGGACACCTACCTTGACAAAGATGGTTCCCCTACGAACATTCGTCTTGTTGATATTGAGTTGATGGCATCCAATGGTAAGCGTAATATTGATATTGACCCTATTGTTCGTCGTTATCAGCATGATATTGCTCGTAGTGTCCTCTCTGAGTTTTTGCTACTTGGCTCTCAGGGTGGCTCTTATGCCCTTTCAAAATCTAAGACAGACCTCTTCCTCCGTGCCCTTGAGTCTTACATCCAAGCAATCGTAGATGTCCTTAATAAGCAACTGGTTGAACGCCTCTGGGAACTAAACGGTCTTGATTATGCCGTTATGCCCAAGATTGAGGCTGGTGACGTTGCTCCACACGATCTTCGTGAGATTGCAGCATTCCTCCGTAACCTTAATGGTGCGAATATTGATGTGTCGTCTCACCCAGAGGTTATCCAAGACCTCATGGATATTGCTGAACTCAATTATGACCCTAAAGTTGGTAATCAAGTAGTAGGTGAGCAAGATGGCAACGCTTAATAACCGTGTATTAGATAATGGCCTTACCACCCTAGACACAGAAGCCAACAAAATCCTGATTACTAGCCAAGAAGCGGCAGACTACACTGGGGCCAATAGCACTTATGCTCTCGGTAACTCCACAAGCCTGAGCATTGGTGCCCCTGCCGACAGAACTGGTGGTGGACGGGAGGTTACAGTTTCAGCTATTTCGGACGGGACCGTAACTGGTAGTGGAACTGCAACTCATTATGCGATTGTAGACACGGCAAATAGCCGCCTTCTGGCAACAGGTTCCCTGACGACAAGTCAAGTGGTCACTTCCGGTAATACCTTCTCTCTCGGGTCGTTTACTATCGGTATCCCTGACCCTGCATAAAGGGGCATAGGGATGAGCAGCAGAATTCTCCAAGAAGATACTAGTCTGCTTCTAACTGAAGCCAATGAGACTATCGTCAATGATAATTATATTCATGCCGATGCGTTCTATTCCGGCTCTCCTACCCTACAGACTACTTCTCTAACACAAAGCCACAATCTTTCTGGGACTTCGATTACCACTGGCCTCACCCATCTTGGGACAGCCGACGACCCCAACTACATTTTACAACAAGAAATCAGGGAAATTGAGCAAATGTTTGGTGGATGGCCTAGACGAAATTACGAAGTTCCTGATGGGCGACTTGTTCAAGCAGAACGTGAGATAGAGAGAACCTTCGGACAGAAGGTATCTATTGACCGTAAAGCAAAATCCCTGATTAAGTTTGGTAAGTCTGCCTCTTTAACGACCTCCGGTCTTCAAACTGTTTGGACAGT